AGCCCACCATCGATGAAACCACGGAATGCAATTACGTTGTCATGTTTTTCATCGTTGGAGTTCTCGCGCTTGCCGCGATGGACTCTGTTAAGAAGTAAGTATATTTTACCCGTTTTAGTTTTCCTAAAATGTGCAAAGTATTATGTAGGAATTGATGGCCATATAGGATTGGATGGATCTACGGTACTCGACGGTAAATCGCGAAGTGTCTGACGATATACCTTCCATTCTTCATCATTAGATAATACGATATCCCTACCCTGTGTCCAATCGGTTTCGAGTAATCGCCTATTTCGTTCCCCCCTGAGAACTTTGATAGGAAATTCGATACGAGCTTTATTTATAGCGGCTTCGAATGCATCCCTGTTAGGTTTTTCAGATCCATCGTCGATAATTAACGTATCGTATCCGAATGGGTGGGAACATGACCAATTTTCGGGTGTGTTTTCAGTAAGGGATTCGATAATTTCTTTTATGTTTACACCTATATCTTGCGGGAATGGGTGTTCTTCTTCCATCTGTATTAGTATTATATTTTTGTTCTTTAAGATATTTTATAAATAGAGAACCCAGGTGCACTATTGCCACCTGCATGCAAATTAAAGGCACCTAAAATCATTCTTAACTGGTTGTTAGTATTACAATATACCAATTCGTGTCCCGTAACAACTATATACGGCGACAAGCCGCCGTAATATGGTGGGTTGTTTCCACTATATAAACCCGCCAGTGGTCTTGAAAAATAACGCTGAAATTGTATACCGTTTTTATACATATTAACATACGTAGGCGTCGTGGAAGTCTGATTATTCATATCAACTGTCACGTAAAAATCTATTATATACCAACCAGTGGATGGACATGTATACACACCGGTTCCTGTATTGTAAAGACCCGGTGTACTATTCGAATCGAGATTCGGTGGTTTCCAATCCCCGTTATAACCCCCCCCTGTAGTATGATACAACCGGACCCAATTAGACGTACCACCACCACCGCCAGACGGTGCTCCAGGTCCGGACATTGACCCTCCTATATATAAATCCCCAACTGCCATACCCGCATAATTTGACGTTATAGTTTGAGAATTATTTTCTGGGTTTGTTTCCGTCTGATAAGTAGAAGATTGCCCCTGACCAACTGGACAAAGAAGTCGTAACCACCCATCATTACCGGGTGCAAATGTATACATGTCACCGTCCGACGGTATAGCACTGTTCAAAGCAGTTGCTGCATAGCCTTCACCGACAAAACCAGCCGATGACCCAGCAATTAAACGAAGACCTGCTTGTACTCGCGAATTTGAAGTCCCTGTACGTATAGAGACGAGCTGTCTCGGCTCATTTGCCATGGGGTTACTACTATAATACGTCATACCACGTTGACCACCGAACGGGTTATTCATATCCGTGATAGATACACACGGAGATTCGCGGTATTTGTGATTTCCTTGACTTGATTGTGCGGATTGTAATTGAAATTCGATTTTAGGTGCTTTTATACGTACTCGATCACCGAAAAAATCACGTTTATTCCAATCAGCATCCTGGACAGTGTCACCAAAAGGTGTATGAAGTTCACTATAAAATTTCGAAATCAAAAGTTCGTTATCGTGTTTGTAACCCGTAGCCGATGTCGAACCAGTATATACAGCGTCGTGTGTACCTAACCATCTGGATTCTAGAGTGGTAGCTGCTTCAGTGGTATTTTCACCTTTTCGACCACCAAATTTTATACGTGCGTGATCGACAGAACCACCCGAAGACCCCACCGTCAAATTATCACATTTTACATACCCTTCAAATAAACTATTTCCACGGAACACACTCGTTAACCTATAACGATATATAACTATTAGACCCGTCCCCTTCCCGTTATTGGTTGCAGGTGTTGTATTATTTCCTGCCCCGCTAGTTATACCAAAAGCTTCTGGGTAAGCTGGGTGTGATATCACACAACTAGCACCGTTATGCGCAGCGCTTCTATACCCACTTAAATACCCTTTACCCCCAACAATGTTCGGGATATGTGCTGTCGTACCGAACTCTATCGTATTAGGTCCCACCCCCGAGCCACCTGTCCGTACTATTGGACCAGCTGGGTAAAATGTCGTGCCAGAGAAATCGTACGGGATAATCGAATACGAACTTTCACGACTTCCAACAAATAAACGCGAGCCATCTTCACTCATAGATATATTCCATGAGGCCCACGATCCATTTTGTCTCACGAATGACCACGGTCCACCTAACGAAGGTGTGGTATTATCATCACGACTTGCCATGGGTTCATCGTATGCACTCGAATCTGTATTTAAAACGAAATACCGTGTATCACCGTGCGCTGCCTGAGCAGCATAACTTACATCCTTATACCCCGGGGATCCAGCGGAAACGCGTTTCCCATCGACCGATATAGAAACAGACCTACCAAACCCTGGAAGAGACGAATATATACAATTCCAAGCGGACATGTATGTATACCCATCCGGATTATGCCCTTTTATATCCGACCCAATTTGTGTGACACCTGTACTCCAACTCCCACCGTCTAGAGATTTAAGCACGCGTATATTCCCCACTTGAAAATTGGGAAAAATAAACCCATCTCCCATATTATTCGCATTTGCACCATAGGGTGATCTATCGTAATGATGAAGAAAACCATTCGGATAATTTACACCGTTGACGACGGTGTTATTCTGACTATCCGGATACCTGAGCGCTCCAGTGGCGTTGCCATCGACTACGGTACCCGTATTGGGATACTTATACACCGAGTACGGGTTACCAGCGGAAATGGTACCATCGCTTGGTAACTGTTGCGTATTACACGAATACGATGTTGAACCCGTATAATGTGGTCCGACAGTCGATATTGTATGTTCACCTAAATGGTGTGAAACATTACCAGGTGTTGTCGTCCCTGCTTGTGTACTCGATTGTATTTCAGCGATTTCGGTTCCTGGTGCCCCAACCACAATATGACCCCCAAACCCGGACATTTTAACCGAATACCCATACCCATTGAATTTACTGTATAGCGTTATACGTGTCGACCCCCCAATAGTTACAGGTACATCGTTAACCATATTCGTTCCAGAATTTGAATATACTTGTGTGAACTGACCACTCGCTTGTCGTTCGTACACATATATAGTATTTACATTTGGTGCACCAACAACGAATCGATCAGCTCTATCACCAGCTATAGAAACGCAGTGTCCAAATGAATCGTAAGATGTACTAATTGTTTGTACAAGAGTAAACAGATTATTATTACCGATGTCGTATACGTATACAGTATTTATTTTCGGTGCACCCACTATGATTCGTTCTCCATCATAATTCATCGAAACTGATTCGCCGAACCAGCCAGCAGCACTGGGTCCGTTTATTTGTTGAAGAGATGTCCACGTAGAACTAGATTCTGACCAATCATATATCTGAATATACCCCCGCCCACTATTCCAATTTGGACCACCACCTACGATACGCTCTCCTTCAAAGTCTGTATCAAGTCCTCTACCGAATTGCGAAAATTCGTCCCTCCCGGATATACTACCATAGTGTTGATCACCGGCAGTGAACTCATCTGGGTTCCATGAATCGACACCATCAACGCCACCGTCACCACTCTGAATAGCGTAACTGTATCCCGTGTTGGGACTGGTCACAGTATACCCAGTATTACTCATGTCTACTATGATCCTAGATTATAAAATTTATAATATCACACCACCCTGACGAGGTCGCTCAGCTCTTATATCAATATTTTTAACAGTGAAGAAGTTTGCCCGCACTTCATACGATTCTACTAAATCAATTGCACGTAGTGCCCGCGATACATACACATTCCCATCCACGACCAGTTTATTATTTCCCGTATCGTGAATATGTACGTTCGACCCAATTTGTAACGTAGCCACCGGTGTTTCCGCACCGATACCGATACCGACGTTACCTGCGGTATAATAAATACTTCCATTAGACTCTTGCCATAGTGTATTCACGGGTGGGTTAACCCACGAGGGTATATTTCCAGACACTGTGAGTATCTGTGAAGGTGTCCCGATTCCGATTTTTGAGAGTGTATTCGTACCGTTAGCGTAAATAATATCACCTGTGTTAAAAACCGTGATACCCCCCGAACTACTAACAATTTTATTATTTATTATGGTTGTGATCAAATTCTTTTGGACTGTATTCGCGAATTCGAGTTGTTCAATCCGGTCAACGTTAGAAGCGAGGTTGGACCAAATATTCACATTTGAAACTTCGAGATTAGAAATACGTAGGGCGTTCGATGTCATATCACTACTTAAAGCGATACCGGTTAGGGTTGTACCATCACCATAATATTTCTGAGCCGTAACATTTCCAGTTACGAGAACGTTTCCACTCGCACTTAGCGATGTTACTGTATTCAAAAATCCTATAGACTGATCAGTCGTAGGTCCATTTACAGTGACCTGCTGTAAATTGCCAACTTGACCACCAGTTAAAGTGATCGCTTGCCACCCCAAAATACCAGGTGCGGTGACCGTTAACACATGTCCAGTAGTACCACCGATTGGTAAATTTTCAGCTTCTATATTCACGTCTGCGTATATGATATCACCTTGTGCTTCAAGTATAGAACTCAGATCTACACCACCACCACCGGTGTATTTTTGTGTGGACCGTCCAACCGAACACCGGGTCATCTTATATATGTACGAGACATTTTCCGACTGGAAAGTCGCCCGGTTCGGGTTTTTGGTCTGGGATATTAAACCCACCTTGTTTATACACGCGCAAACGTTTGTTATACATTGCAAAAAATACCGACCAGTGATCTAATATATCGTAGATATGTGGATTATTTTTTTTTCCAGTCGTCTCTCTCATGATACGCCCGATAGATTGGACGATATCAGATTTCGGGGTCGCGAGAATAACCGTGTCAAGACTGGGAATGTCAAGTCCTTCATGTGCCTGACTGAACGTCGCGAAAATGATTTGCTTTTTACTTGACGCGGTAAGATCAACCTCTTTCATACCACCCATGTAGAGCCCCGATGTCGTTTTAAAATTAGAATGGAGGTACTCACAATGAAATCGCCTGTCACTTAAAACTAAAATTTGTCTTGTCGTCTTTGTAAGTTTTTTTATTGTCGATAAAATGAGATGGTTCCTCTCTGATATTTCAGTTAATTCGGTTATCATCGTCGCCAATGATAATTTTCCAAATCTCGTACACGGTGGTGGATCTTCAAATCGTTTACACGAAAAATCAAGTGGAAATACATTCACTTGTGCCTGATTTTCGCGTTCTACGGCGAAAAATGTGGGTCCCATGAACCAGTGTAAAACTTTAGTCAGACCATCTTTACGGTTGGGCGTCGCGGATAAACCGTATACGTGTTTCGGGCACAGTTTAAACAGTGACTGCGAAAAAACCTTTGCACATATATGATGCGCTTCATCTACTATGAGTGTTCCAATACTATCGAAGTCTTCGTAAGAATATTCTTTCAGTGAAAGAGATTGAAGCATGGCGATGACAAAATCACAGTTAGTCTCCTTTTTATTCTGTTGTACGACCCCGATCGTCGCACCGGGACAAAATTGTTGTATACGTTCTTTCCATTGATTCGCTAAAAATTCTTTGTGGACGACAATCATAGTTCTGTACCCAAGTTTACACGCGATAGCGAGGGACACGGTGGTCTTCCCAAACCCACATGGAAGTGATAGAATACCGTGACCAGCCTCTATAGCTTTTGAAAGTGCTACGTTTTGAAACGTTTCATCACGTAACTTCCCCTTAAATTGTATATTCATTTTTTCGGGTTCGGGTCTCGTATCCTTTTCGGGAATACCGAATCGTTCTTCGGCGTAAAACCTCGGTACACATACACCCGTTTTTGCTTTTCTAAACACTTTAAAAGATGGGGGTGCCACACCAAAATCTGCATTAACGATGGGACGTACCGTTAACGCATTTTTCGTCTCTTGCGTATCCGGTACTATATACCCAGATCTTGTAAGGGTCATGTAGTAACGGAGTCTATTAGCTTTATATAGGTCATTTTCCACGTGTATCCACTATACTCACCGGCGAACCATCGCCCCGTGAATATCATATCCAAGTTGACAGTATCTCCACGCTTAAGGGATTGAACGGGTGCACCTTCGAAGCGACACATAACACGGTTATATCTATATGGTACTTTTATGGTAAGTACATTTCCAATCAATGGATCGTCGATGTGTTTCGCGTCGATTGGGTTTTTCATTTGCGTATATTGAACCCGACGCGCAATTGCATCACTTAGTGTCACGCGTAAGTAATGTTTTCCATTATGTTCATACATTGGTTCGTATACCGTACCATCGACTATCATCGCGTATATATCATTAGGAGAATTAAAACTATAAGCACGATTAAAATATGTGTGACTAAAATAGGTTTTAAGGGTTTACGTGTTTTGAATGTCTGATTACAAAATGAGCGCCCAACTTCTATGGCAGCTTCCATACTCGAATATGGTGTGTGACGCTCTGACATCATACCACATAGGGCTACATTTTCAGAATTACCAAAAAATGGAACTTGACCATTTACACTGAGAACACCCGAAGATTGTGTAAATTCCCATTTACGACCGTTCCAATGCGACCCCCACGCGACGCGAACACTCTTTGGTTCGGGAATACCCAATGCAGTTAACTGTTCGACCACTTGTTTTTTTAACTTTCCCGGTGGTGTGGTCAGTATTTGTTCAGTCAGGTTACACATCATACACGCGACAGTATTTGAACCGTCCAATTTTTCGGGTATAAGATTCCATTTCGTGTTCATGGCAATGTAATGCTCCTTCGGTAAAATGGTCGGTGTATCGTAGTCGAGCATAAGTGTTAAACTCCCGTATGTACTAGTAAACATTTTGTCACGCGCACCTTGCCAATTATTCCCGATGAGTTTAAGCGCACTCGAATTATCCACACACATAACTAACATACCATCGTTTATTATCACTCCGTCTTCGAATGTACCCACGTACCCCTTGTCGTAGTATTCTACACTTTTCATCGTTTTATTCCCTATAAATTTTACACCTTGTTTTTCGAGTGCATGAAACATGGCGTCGTTCATCTTGGTACCGGATCCGCGTTGTGTGTACATGGTTGACAATCCTATATGATTCGCGTTCTGGACAAATTCGTATGCTGTCATGACGTCCCACCCTACACCGTCCATCACATAAGTGATTGTCTTGACGAAATTCTCGCCATGCGATGAAAGCTTACCGATACTGTCCTTCACCGTTTTACTTTTGTACGCACCGGGAAAGGATAGTACACGTACCGCGAGTGAGGTGAGCGAGGCGTAGTCGATTGGTTTTAAACGTTTCTCTTTCATCTTCACGTATTCGTGATTTTCAGGGACGAACATTTCATTCCAGGAAATACCCATTTCCTGGAATAAACCGTGCGTGTTTACGAACGCTTTGTCGAACAGTGCCCGGTGTGCATGTATGTTGCGTTTTTCTCCAAGTGGTTCCCACCACGACCCACCCATTGAAGGTTTTTTGTCATACATAATAACCTCATGATCCGTAAATTTAGAAATTTCCCAAGCAATTGAAATTCCCGTAGGACCCGATCCTACTATATGTACTTTCATGTTAATTTAAAACAATATTATATTATAGGAATGGCATTGTGTTTAGGGGTAAATGCTACCACATCTTCATCCATAAAATTTAAAACATAGAAGTTTACTGGTCAGTTTCTTTATACCGATCCCCAAGTCCTAGACGCTCCATCTTTTCGTGAAACTCTCGTCTTTCACCAGGTGATTTAATAATGATACCCGAACGAATACATTCAATTTCAAGCCCCGTGAGATGAACGGCGTTTACCCTGAAGTCCGTAAACGCTTTCATGCTAATAGGAACAAGTGGTTCGACGAGTGTGTATATCGCGTTCGCGTAGTCTCTAATTTCTTTTTGTGCATGTGAATCCATACGGAGATGTAGGTAATGCATGAGGTTATGGAGATTGATTTTCCAATAAAACTCCGTATATGTGGATTGTGGTAGATTGCCACGTGCCTGTTCGCGACAACACCCCTCTTCTAATAGTTTGTCGTAAATATCAAACGACTCTTCGAGATGCGTCTGCATACCTTCCTTGTCGACGTCCGCAACCCCTTCTGACCCCTGGTGATTCACTTCTGACTGTCCACGAAGTACGTCTGGACTGTAATATTCCTTGGGGACGACTGAATATCTCGCTGAAAGCTCGTTTACACTCGCTGTTCTGTGTCTCAAATGCTGTCTCGCGATATAGATTGGCATTTTGATATGAAATTTAAATTCAACCATTTCGAATGGTGTCGTGTGCCAATGGCGCATTAGATATCGAATAAGTCCAGCGTCTCCGCGAGAAGTCTTCGTTCCATCTCCGTAAGAGACTCGAGCGGCTTGTACAATTGATGTATCGAGGTTTTCCCGAGGCATGTGGTCAACGAGTCGCACAAAACCATGATCAAGTACATGGATTTCCATTATACATGTAAATTGCTCCAATTCTTTAATCGTATATAAAAGATATACCACAGTTACACATAATGGAACCTTCATTAGATACCTGGATTACGATTCGCGATGAAACGAGTAAGATTAGTATTCCTTATTTTGCGTACCGTATCTGCTGTAACCAGAAAATAAATGGAGAACTTTCATTATTAAGGTCTATACTCAAAAATACATCGAACGCTACGATATTTGATGTGGGCGCGACCGGTTCGCAGATCCCAAATGACATCGACTCAACAACTTCGGTACATTTATTCGACCCCGTGTTCAAGCCGTCCGGTGACGCGTTTATTAATGAAACGACATATGTAATGTATAAGGAATCGGTTGATTACGATAAACCCAACGTATACGTGAACAAATATGGTTTAAATGACGCGGATAAAACAATTTCGGGGTATTGTAAAGACCGTAATATAACTCATATCGATTTTCTGAAAATTGATACAGATGGTCACGATTTACCAGTATTAAATGGACTCGGTGACATTGATGTAGATATGATTCAATTTGAATATGATAATTTTTATAGAAAAGAAGGTTTAGATATACAAGAAGTTTTTAAAAAATTAGAAGGGTGGCATTTTTTTTATATTGTACCATCTGGTTTAGTACCTATAAATAAAATGCGTGACGATTATATTTACACAAATATTTTTGCTTCCAAAGAATTTCCAAGTAAAATTTTAACAGACTATGTTCCATTACTCGTCGATACCAATGTAGTCACGGAACACGTAGGTGAATTTATGTGTGAGATGTTTTGGGAAATGCGGGGCGTTACACCCGAAATGTTTAAAATGCGAAATTGTATACCAAATGAAAACGAAGATAAAATTGATAAAAATTGGAATTTAGAGAATGCATTGCATCATTATCATGGGATATATTCTATATAAAATAGTATGACACTATTAATCATTTTAATATTATTCTTAATTTTTTTTTATTTGTATATTCCAAATT